TCTAAAAACTCTATGTGGTTATAGCAAACTTCGTGTTCACACCATAGTTTTCCATCTTCTTCTTTGGGCTTATGCAATTCCACTACTGCACGAAGGGCAGAGTAAAGCGTTGCTCTTGCATATACAGGTTCGGTGTCTGTTAGTTCTGCCAGCAATTCATCGTGTGTCATGTTGTGAACCTCCGTTGTCGGGATCGCATGCCTCCACCATCTGAGGTACGTCGTGTAAGTTCACGACTTACTACCTGGGAGTCACGCTCTACGTTTAGTGTTCGTGTCTCAATCAACTTTCTAAAAGCATACTTAACATCTACCTCGTGCTGCAGGTCCTGTACCTTCTGGCTAGATGCGATCTGTGCCTTGATAAGAGTAATACGATCACCCTTAGCCCCGGTCCAGTTGTCCAGCATTCCAGAAGCCTCTGCGTTATCCAGGTTGCGCTGTGCTTCACGCTCATTGATAATAGCAATGGCTTGAGCACCGGCAAGGTGATCATTCCATTGTGTGAACTGAACAAATAGATCCATAAGACCTTCGTCATCTAGCTCAGTAATATCACGAGGCAACATAGGAATGTCAATCTCTGGCTTAGGTGTAAGTGAAAACCCAAGCTCATTGACTGCTGCTAATACATCTCTACTGATACTCACTTGGTTTCCTTTCCAGTGCCATCACAAAACGGGCACACACCAAACTCATTCCACTGCCAATCAACAGAGTCACCACAAGCATATTGGCTTGAAGGGTCTTCTGATAAACGTTCTTCTTTTAAAACGTAACCTTCTCCATCGCAATCATAACATTTTAATTCAAAGTCCCTGCAAGAACTGCATTCGCAGTGACCTACTCCGTCCCTATCAATCCAAAAATCATCTAAACGTACAGCAGTATGCGACATGTAATACTCTTCAGTATTCATTTTTCCTCCTGAAATGGTTCGCAACGCTTGCATCCTTTAGCTGGATCAATACTGCACATAGGTGGGCGTTTATTCTCTGCAGCCCAGGCTACATCTAGAGCTTTATCAAAGATATCTTTTGTGAACTCTGGGTTATATGTAACCACAAACTCTTTATATTCCTGGTTAGCTTTAAGCTCATAGATAAATACAATCTCTTTAGGAGCAGTAGCAAGCAGACCTTCCTCAACCATTAGGTGACAAAGGTGTAGGTATACCTGACCCTGTAACTGATGGGCACGAAAAGGAGTCTTGATATTCTTCCAAGCCTTTTCTACGTTATCTTCAGCTTGTGCCATGATTGCTGGGGCTTCCATACGGATACCGCCAGAACCAATAGACTTGATTTCAATTAGGCAGTCATCACCTAGGCCTTTGATCCAACCATCGGCGTGACCACGCATCATATGCTTATCGCTACGTAGCGGTACTTCTTTGTAGTTTACGCTACTGTGTATGGCGTTAGATAAAGCCCAAGAAGTTCCGGTAGAGTCTCCCCACATACCGTAAAGGACACCCATCTCTTTAAACCAGTCCTGCCACTTGGCATGGATGGTGTGACCTTCTGCAAAGATAGATGCAAGTCGAGCTGTGGTTTTATCACGTGTCTCTGTATAATTACCAGTGACAGCGTGGTACTGTGCTAAAGCACACCAGTCTTCTTTGATGATATCTGAAGGGTGGATGTAACTCATATCACGATCATCAAACGGCTTAGATAATACGTGACGTTCTACGGCACCCATAAGACGAGTCTCTCGCTTACTCGTGTTAAGAAATGCTTTTAAATCTTTACTAGCGATAGTCTTAGGTTTTGCCATACTTTCTGCCCGCTTTCTCCAACCACTCCTCAAGAGTGATCCCCTGTTTCTCGTACTTGCGCTGAGCTGCATTGCGTTCTCGGTGTGACATGCCACCAAAGATTCCATGTAACTCATTATTAATTATAGCCTCCTTTAGACACTCCTGTCTAACTGGGCATTCTGGCTGACCATCTGTACCCCAACAGATGGCTTTGGCCTTGTCAGCTATAGGCTTATATAAATCTTTGTCTCGTGGTGGAAAAAATATCTCGGTATCTTCTCCCCGACACTTTGCATCATATCGCCAAGTCCAGCTGGGGTCATCGCTGTAACGCACTATTCACCTCTTATTGAATTACGTAATTCAAAGAAATCCTCCTCTAAAAGAACAACATAATTCTCACCATCAAGGTGAAGCCCTAGGACCGGAGTACGGCTATCCAGGATTGCTTCTTTGGTAATCTTTTGAAGTACTTCTGACTTGATAGTCACTGACTTCTTTCCAGTCCACTTATGCTCGATAAGGAGATCGTCACTTCTGACGTCCCCTTTACGAGACCAAAATGCACCGGAGGCGGCACTGCGCTTACCGCCTATTGCTTTTTCTAATCTTTTTTCATGTTTAAGAGACTGCTTTTGTCCTTCACTCTTCATCCAATACTTCCATCATTAACGCTGGAGCAACTTTAATAGTATCCATTACTGCTTTACTAATTTCTTCACGTAAATCTACCTCTTCACGAAGTGAATCAATAAGTGCTTGAGCACCTTGCCATTTACGATCTTCATAGTACATCCAACCACCACGACGCTCTACTATGCCATTAAGAATAGATAGGGCTACAATCTCTTTGCCGGTGTCGTAGCTACCAGCATCAATAGGGCCACCAGGAGCAAAGTAAAAGTCTAGATACGCCGTCTGTTGTGGTGGGAAGGTTTTGTTTTTGATTGTCCGAACACGAATAGTCTGTCCAACACGTCGCTTATCCTGTCCAGTTCCAATCTCCAACCAGTCATCACGCTTGACTTCTGCTCGGATACTATAGGCATAGTCTTTTCCAAGACCACCTGGCGTGGTTCTAGGATCTCCATGCATTACTCCAATCTTCATACGATATTGATTAATCATAATTCCAAGAATAGGACGCTCTGACTCAATCAAATCACGTTTGGTAGCTGAGGCTACTTTACGAAAAAACTTGTTAGTTATTAAAGCCCCTCGTCCGACGGTGAATTCTTCCATATGCTTTTCATCTTCAGCACTAGGAACCAAGGCAGGCAAAGAATCAACAACGACCATATCCACAGCTTTGCTTTCCATAAATTGAATAACCGCATCAAAAGCATCCTCCATACTATTTGTTTCTACAAGAATAACACGCGCCGTATCTACTCCACACAACTCTGCGTAATCTGGATCAAAGTCTTCAGCAGCAATCCATACGGCAGTGAACTCTGGATTTCGTTGTTGATTAGCCGCAATTGTTCTTAATGCAATAGCGGTCTTACCGTGTGAAGCTTCACCTACAAGCTCTACCCAACGGTTCATAGGCCACCCTCCACCAAGAACCACGTCTAGTGTTAAAGAACCAGAAGGAATCCTGTCTGGAAGGTTAACTTGGTTAGCAGTAACTACTGTCCCTACACCAAGTTTCTTATTAATATTAGCCACAACTTTTAATGCATCTGAATTAATTACTGCCATTATCCGATCCTATCTACGATTACGGTAGGATTAAACCCACCACTTTGGCCGACTTGTTTTGACGCCGTAACAGTACCGCTTCCGGTACTAGTTCCAGATAAACCCGAACCTTGTTGAATAATAGGGTATCCACAATCATAACAACGTGAACGACCTCCACTTGGAGAAGACATATAATTTCCTGAATTACATCCCGGACAACGTTCAGCTAACTTAGCACTTTGTGCCCTAGTAACTAATTGATCTTGATTAGCATCATAGGTTACTGGAGTATTGGGTGCACCAGGAGTTGCTCTATACACATTACCTGCAGGAAGGGATGTGGCCGGAGTAGGGGTGGAGTTTGGAGTCCCATTAAGTTTGTTAGCCCACCAATTATTATTACTCATCATCTACCGCCAATGACTTTATAAGTCCTAGATTAAACAACGTTGATATACAAGATATAGAAGAAGATAAAGAAACTAGCCTAAACAGTTTAGTTAAGTGCTCTACATCTTCTATACCAAGATTTTCTAAACCACTATTTTCGTCTTCTTCATCTTCAATCATATAAGCTGAGGCTGCAATCTTTGCTGCGATAGTAGCGTGTGAATCTATAAAAGGTATTAAAGAAGAAAATTTTTCTAAACGTTTTTGACTTTCACGCTCTTCCATTTCAGCAACGTCATCTGAAATAGGGGGTAAACCCATGGCATAAGCAATCTCTTCAGCAGGCATAAGCATAGTATCGTATATAACTTGACGAATTAATACCGGCAGGGGTAAAGATTTAATCTCTATTTTTTTCTTTACCTTAAGTTTTTTATTCCAAAACACTATTTGGCTTCTCCCCATCGTTGCACAGTTTTAACATCTGCGATCATAGGGATATTAAGTGCTTTAATACCTTCCATAGCTTCACGAATTGCAGCTGCTGTTTCTTCAGCTAAATGATCTGGAGTAACAGTCACCAGTTCATCGTGAATAGTCAGGATAAGACTTGACTCATCCGGGATCAGCTTATGTGCCCTAATCATAGCAAGCTTTATCAGATCCGCAGAAGAGCCCTGAATTACCGTGTTAAACGCCTGACGTTCGGCCCTAGAGCGTTGCCACATAACATTTGACCTTAGGTCAGGGATATATCTACGACGGTTTAAATAGGTCAATGCATACGGAATAGGACCCCGTCTACGGCTTTCGCTTATTACCTGCTTTTTATACTTAGCTACTGAAGGAAATTTAGCCATAAATGCATCCAACAAATTGCGGGCCTCATTAACGGATACCCCGATAGACTCTGCAATCTTATCCGGACCAACACCATACATCATTGCAAGCACTAAAGTCTTTGCAGCATCTCTAGTAACCCCAACAGTATTTCCAATAGTTGTGTAGATATCTACACCATCAAGATATGACGTGCACATAATCCTATCACCACTAAAAGATGCTAGAACACGCGGTTCAATCTGAGAGTAGTCAGCAACTACAAGCTTACTACCTTCTGGGGCAACGAACAAATTGCGAATAGCTTTGCCATTAAGTGTGCGAGGATTAGGTACGTTCTGTAGATTTGGATTACGACTAGAAAAACGACCTGTCTCTGCCCCATACTGAATAAAATCTGTGTGGATTCTGCCATTAAGTAATAAACTTTTCTTTGCAACAGTTTTAGATTTACCTAAAAGCATGCGAGTTATATCTCCACCTAGGTAGGGTATAACATAGGTAGTTAATAATTTATTAAGGTCAGAATAATTTAACATCTCATCTACTAAAGCATCTTTACCGGCAAACATTTTAAGTGCAGGCTCAGCTACAGAGAAATCAGCAACAGTCGGATCAGACCCAGCATCAATACGTTTTTCACCAGCAGGTGTTAAGACCTTAGGTTTAAGGCCTCGGCCCCCATCTGCTTTCTTAGAAAATAAAATACGTTGTTTTTCAGGAACACTATTAATATTAAAAGCTTTACCAGCAAACTTATAAATGTTAGCTTTGGTAGTCTCTAATTGAAGCTCTAAGTTCCCCTTAAGCTTTTCTAACTCATTAACATCAATGTCCGCACCACGTAATTCCATAGTACAAATAACCTCAAGCACACCCATTTCAAGATTAAACAACCCTCGAAGACTATCGGTATCTAATTTATCCGAATACTTATTCCAGAGTTTCCAAGTCCACTCAGCATCAAGTCCGGCATAGGTTGCCACCTCATCAAAAGAATAAACTTCTACTTCCTTACCAACACCCTTAACCATGTGATAGCCAAACTCACGCTTTAAACAATCATCAAGACCTAAATTAAGACGGTCTTGAGTGTTAAGAATAAACGCAGCATTAAGGGTACATGCATAAGGCTGCGCTGGGAGCTCACCAAGATACTTGGTAACGCTCTGTAGATCGAACTTTAAGTTGTGCCCGATCTTAACCTTGTCGCTAAAAAATAATGGCTTTAATGCTTTAAATACTTCACCCGGCATTAGTTGCTCTGGGGCCTCAGTAAAAATCTTTGTAGCTTTACGCTCATCTTTGCTGTAATCGGAAGGACGGATAGGTAAGCCTTTAATAATCCTATCTTGTGCAGAGGGGAGCAATGGATACTCTGTACGAATATAATCTCCATTTGGATGGCCCATAGGAATAACATCTACACGGCCTTCAGTAGCCAATGCGATCCAAGTAATTATATTCTGGCGTGGATCTCCTCTACGGTCACCCACAGTTTCCACGTCAAATACAAAGGCGTCTTGTTCACTATAGTAAGTAACAAGATCCTCTAACTGTTTTGCGTTAGTAATTATATTCATTGCTCTCCTCTAGATAGTAAAGGAGCCCGTGAGAAAGGAGGTAGACCGGGCCCCTTAACTTAATGGGTTTGACTAGTTACCGGATGCGATTTCACGAGCAATCTCTACAAGTTCAGCCTTAGTGGACGTATGGAGAGCATCAGGTCCAAGTGGCTTCATTGTTTTGATTAACTCGGCAGCGGCAATAGGATCAATTTCCCATTCCTCAGCGAGGTCTCGTTCCTTTACAGGAACAACGGAGTAAGAAGTCTTGGTGCCTTGACCAGTCTTACTTACTGCCCAATAGAGGTCAGGACGATTGAGTGGGCCGGTCTTCGCATTTGAAGCAAGCTTCTCGAGTTGACCACATAGTCGAACCCCAACAACCATTAATTGAAGTTGTGGATCTTCATCAGATAGGTTAAGAATAGTAAACGCAAACTTTTGGTCTGGCTTACTACCCACTGCAATTAGCGGATCATCTTCACCAATACTAATGAATGATTTTTTACCTGGACGATTAATCCAGTGTTGCATGAACACCATTGGTTCATCAGAAATGAATTTAATGAGTTGAACATCTTCGTCAAAACGGAAATCCGTTGCGAAGGTTTTTGTTGACTTGGCTACAGCTTTCTTAGCTGCACTCCAGCCTGATTGAATTACAGATGAATGCGAAGGAACTTCGTTTTCGTTCTCTTCAACAAACAGGTTTTCCTCAACTTGTGGGGCTGAGTATGTTTCTACGTTAGGTAGATCTTTTTGTATTTTTAATGAAGCGCTCATGGCTTCCTCTCTTTACTTGGCTGATAGCTGAGACCCAGAGGTCTTTTTGCTAGGTGATTAGTTTGTTTCTTGACCATGAATTGTTTTCCAAGACTCTGCTAATTCAATAGCAAGATCTGGATAACGATTCCAATCAACTCTAGGTGCCCCTATGAGACCCCTATCGTGGAAACTTTTGATAGTAGCTTCGATCATAGCTTTGGAATACATCCGCCATCCCGGCTTCTTTACTCCATCTACAATCATAGACTTGAGTCTGTAAGGTGCACGTGGAATATAACCTTTTCTTTCCCAAAGCCTAACTGTTACTACCGGTCTTCCTAGTGCTTGGCACAATGACCCAACACTATAAAGTTCTACCGTCTTTCCATTCGGTAGTTTTTTAACCTGTGGACTTGCGTCCCAGGAACCTTCTTCTTTTACTTTCTTTGGCTTAGCGTTAGGATCTACAGGACGACGTTTTTTCTTAGAACCTGGATAGAAATCATCCAAGCCACCAAAGAATTTATCTACCTGATCTTCCATTGTTAAACCTTGCTAGTAAGAAACGCATATGACACTTTCTTTGGAAACATCTTATCAACTTCTTCTTCTGTGATAAGCCCTTCGTATAGACATGCCATAACTTCATCTTCTTTAAGAACAGGCATCATAACAAAGCAACGCTCAAACAAACCTTTTTCTTTAAGGAGTGCTGTAGCGGCATCTTCATCTAGAGATTGTGATACTTTACGTTGACGTTGAAGGGATGCAAATCCGTCTACTTCGTGGGGTAGACGGAGCCACAGGTTTCCCTTTTCGTCAGGCTCACCGATAGTATCAACTAATTCGGAAAGCTCTGTTTTGATTGAATCGCGTTGCTTCGACATATCGTCAATCCGGCTACGCAAGGATATAAATTCTGAGACCTTAGGCATATAGCCGGGGTCTTGTGGATCTGGACGTTCAATAACAGTTGGCATTTTTCCTCCTGTTAATATTCTATAGGGTAATCCTTAAGAATGCAAATCGTCAACATAGGCCTTAAGAGCTTCAATAATCACGTCTGTAACGGTGCGCTCTTCTATAGCAGCCTTATCTTTCACAGCTGTCCAGAGGTCAGTAGACACACGGATAGTGCGAGTCGGGGTTTTAGGTGCGTTAGGCATCCTCTTATTTTAGACCGAAACTTCAGTTAGAAAAGCCCTAAGTGTACCCGC